TAGGGTATATTTGTTCACAATACGGAGGAAACAAACTATGAAAGACATCATTAAATTAATCAAGGGATATGTAGACGACTTAATGTCAGTTCTTATTTCTCTTATTGGCCTGGGTGCCGTTGCAGGAATTATATTCCAAGGCGGATTATTTGGGTTAGATGTTATAGGTAATTTAATGTCACTTGTTAATATGTTTGGTGAAAGCGGTTTTGCTGGTTTCATCACATTAGTGATATTATTAGGTCTAATTCGTAAGTAGGAACGCGAAATAATAAGTAATATTTCCTACATATTACTTAAATGAAAAAAGGGGTAAGAAATTGCCCCTTTTTTTATATTTATTACCAAAGGATTATATTATGTCAAACGATTATGAAATATTCAAAGGAAAATCATTATCGTCATTGTTTCAAGATATTTACGAAAATCAAAACTATAACAGAAAACAATTAGATGTCTTAACTAGAAATATTACTTCTATGATTAAAGACGGAGATACTGCTGTTCAAATAGTTCCTATGATTAAAGAGTATTTAGAAATCAATGTTCGTAATGATGAATTACTAGTAAAACTAGCTAGTATCGTTCAAAAGATTATTACTGCTGAAAGCAAAGGTGAATCAGAAAGTGAGTTTGGTTTATCTGAAATAGAAAAACAAGAAATAATGAACACCATACTTGAACACGATACAAAAGAATTAGAAAAAAATGCCGATAAAATCAGAAAAGATATAGAAGCAAAACAATAAAATGCCATACCGAGTTTTTAAAAACAAATCAAATACAAGAATTGGAGGCCCACTTATTAACAAAATTAAAGGTGAGGTTACATCTTTAATACGCGAAAATCAATATGATTTTTATGAATTAGAACCATTTGAAGTTCAAGAAGTTTTATTGGATAAAAAGTTATTTGAGGGTGAAGGAGCATTAAATTCAAAATATTACGGAGCAGTTCGTGGTAGATTTATCAACGATTCAAATCAAGCAGTTCTTGACAATGGTGGTAATGGTTTTGTTTTACCAATGGACTCACACATTAAAAACTATCCTGTTGTTGGAGAAGTTGTTGTGTGTACAAATTTTTTAGGTAGAACATATTACACTAATATATTGAATTGGAGTAATAATCCAAATAACAATATTCAAGCTGGGATATCATCAAATCAAAAAGTTAACTTACCAGCACAACCACAGATTACAACAGACTTACAATATGGAAATCCAGTCGTATCAGAACCTGGTGATGTAGTGATTGAAGGTAGGTTTAACAATCATATTACATTAGGTAAACAAGACGAAGTTGGTTCTTCAATTAAATTAGTTGCAGGAGATGACTCAAATGATATCAATAAATCTAAAGCTTCTATATTTATACAAGACGGAGGTACCGTTAAAGTTGATAACCCAAATAAAGCTTTTCCATCAACCACTGTAACTGGTGCTAAAATTATTTTAAATGCAGATGACATTGTAATAAATGCAAAAAATACATTAAAATTACAAAGTGGAGATTTAACAGAAGTTGTTGGTGGAAGCACAGAAATCAAACATAACGCGGGTGGACAAGTTGTAACTGGTGAAACAGAACAATTTGTAGAAGAATTAAAAACAAAAGCAGTTAAAGAAGTAACAGATGTTATTGATGCAGAAGTTCAAGTTTTAAAAGATACTGCAAATATAGCAATAGAAGAATATAATAAACAAGTTCAAAATATTAAAAACTTAACTGACTCAGTAAAAGATGCTAGAAAAAATGTAGAAAAAACAATTAACGCTGTTAGAAATACATCATTTACAATGAACGGACAAAAATTTACAAAACTACAAGACCAAGTAAACAGATTACAAACAGAACTAGCTTCTACACCACCAACAGACCCGGTTAGAATAGCAAGATTAGGTCTTGAATTAACAAATGTATTTAGAAGTTTTATAACATTAGATTTTTTAAATAAAGATATCGTAACGATAGAACAGAAAAAGTAGGAGTAAAAATGAAACAAGGTAAATTAGTATCGTTAATAAAAGAAGTTGTCAAACAAGAGGTTAAAAAACAGATAACAGATATATTTATTAACGAAACAAATATTCCCAAAACAAAACCAGTAATTAAGAAGAAAAAAGTTAAGGAACAACAATTTACAAGTGACCCAACACTTAACAAAATTCTAAATGAAACTGCACAACAAGAAGAATATCCAACATTAGGCGGGGGAACTTTTGACTCAAGTCGTATGACCGAAATGTTAGGATACGGTGGTGGTTTAGGGAATAAAGAAGTTAAACGAGAAGTAGCGGCCGCAAGCACAATTCAAAGTGCGGGTATGAATCCAGATGCAGCTCCAGAGCACTTAACAAACGCACTGACAAGAGACTATTCAGATTTAATGAAAGCTATAGATAAGAAAAAAGGTAAATAATGGCAAGTGCAAGAGAAAACGATTTAAACCCAGATATTTTCATAGGTTTAAAACTTCCTTTCAACAGAGATAAATCAGGTTTGTTTGGTAGAACACAAACAACATTAGAACAAGCCGGTTCTAATATAAAAAACCTTTTGTTAACTGCTAAAGGTGAACGAGTAATGCAACCTGATTTTGGTTCTCGTTTAAGAGAATTATTATTTGAACAATACACAGAAGATTTATCATCAAGAATACAAGATGAAATACAAGAAGCGATTTCTACTTGGTTACCTTATATTAATATTTCTAGTGTAAACATAGTTCAGTCAGATGAAGACCCAAACACAACAAGTGTTGATATTGATTTCGCACTAAACTATGAACCAGATAGATTTAATTCCATTACTTTAAATTTTGACGGAGATTCAGAATCAACGAGTATTGGATATTAGGAGTAAATAATGGCATACGAACTAACAGGAAAAAAGAAAAATAAAGAAGTTAGATATTTGAATAAAGACTTTTCTCAATTTAGAAATAATTTGATTGAGTTTTCAAAACAATACTTTCCAAACACATATCAAGATTTTAATGAATCATCACCAGGTATGATGTTTATTGAAATGGCATCTTATGTTGGTGATGTTATGTCATATTATGTTGATTCACAATTCAAAGAATCTTTATTAGGATATTCAGAAGAATTAAGAACACTTTATGCAATGGCTCAATCATTTGGATATAAACCAAGATTGTCTGCACCTTCTTCAACTAAATTAGAATTTTTCCAATTAGTTCCAGCAACAGGAACTGGTAATAATATAGCACCAGATTATGATTATGCATTAAACATTAAAGCCGGAACAAGAGTAGAAACTTCAGACGGAGTGGTATTTAGAACAATTGAAGATTGTGATATGAGATATGAATCATCAAGGTCGCCAAGAGAAGTAGAAGTTTTTGAAAGAGATTCAGGTAGTGATACACCAACTTATTATTACATTAGAAAAGAAGTAAGAGCACAAAGTGGTAATATAACTGATGAAGATTTTACCTTTGGTGGAGCAAAAAAATATGATAAAGTTCTATTATCAAATTCAAATGTAATAGATATTATTAGTTGTACAGATTCAGATGGAAACACTTGGTATGAAGTTGACTCTTTAGCTCAAGATACGGTTTTTGATGAGATTGAAAACAATTCAACAAATGACCCACAACGAGCAACATATTCCGAGTCAGTTCCTTATATTTTAAAATTAAAAAGAGTATCAAGAAGGTTTACAACATTTAGAAGACCAGACGGAAAAACAGAACTAAGATTTGGTTCTGGAGTTTCAGATAATGCCGACGAAGATATTATACCAAATCCAGATAATGTTGGTTCAAACTTACCTGGTTCACCTTCAAAATTATATGAAACATTTGACCCAAGTAATTTCTTAAAAACAAAAACTTACGGACAAGCTCCTTCCAACACAACACTAACAATTAACTATCAATATGGTGGTGGAGCACAAGACAATGTAGCGGCTGGTAGAATTAACAAAATTACCGGTATCACATTTGAAATAGACCAATCAAACTTAACACCATCAGTTGTTAACTTTGCTAAAACATCAGTAAGAGCTTCTAACATCGAAGCATCAAGTGGTGGTATGGGAGCAGAAAGTGTTGAAGAACTAAGAGAAAACATCAAAGCATATTTCCAAGCACAAAATCGTGCTGTTACAAAAGACGATTATATTGTTAGAACTTATGCATTACCTGACAAATACGGAAACATTGCAAAAGCTTATATTGTTCAAGATGATGTATTAAGAAATGTTTATGGAGTAGACCCTGATAGTGAGGGTGGAGATTTGATTGTTACTGGACAAGAACTCGAACAAAATCCATTAGCACTAAATTTATATGTTTTGGGGTTAAACACAAATAGACATCTCGTTGATGTTAATGTTGCAGTAAAAGAAAATTTAAAAACTTATTTAACAAGATTTAGACCAGTAACTGATGCAGTAAACATTAAAAATGCATTCATAATAAACATTGGTGTTAAGTGTGTAATCTTAACTAAAAATGGATATGACCAACAATTAGTTATTACTAATGTTAATAATAGAATAGCAGAATATTTTGATATAGATAGATGGCAAATAAATCAACCAATCATATTATCAGAATTACAAAATGCTATAACATCTGATGTAGAAGGTGTTTTATCGGTAACTGATATTAGAATAACAAATCAAGATACTTACTCATCTACAGCAGGTTATAGTGGTAATAGATATAACATAGAAAGTGCTTTAAAAGGTGGTGTTGTGTATCCAGCTAAAGACCCAAGTATATTTGAGATTAAGTTTCCAAACAATGATATAACAACATCAGTTGAAGGGGGAGAAGGATAATGCATTTATTTGAATTTGCAGAAAAAGACGCAACACTTTACGAAGGTAGTGCTACTCAAAGTAGAAATACTGGACTAGACGAAATATTAGAAGTTCGTAAAGATATGAACGCTGATGGTTCAGTTGTAAATGTATCTAGAGCACTTATAAAATTTAATTTAACCAATATATCAGAATCAATTGTAGCAGGAACTATTCCTGAAAACGCAAGATACTATTTAAATTTGTATGATGCTAACTCAAAAGAATTAACAACAAGTCAATCATTATTTGCTTATCCAGTTAGTCAGTCTTGGGTTCAAGGTGATGGTAGGTTCTTTGACCAACCAGCAACTACTGA